GCGCAGTCACGAGGTAATCGTCCATTCTCCAAAAGACTCCGAAGAGCTGGATATCCGAGTCGCCGGTCGTAACCAACAAAGCTCCGATTGGCTGGGCACGGCACGGAAAATATTCCGAGCCAGGCATGGCCATCTCGTCTTGGTGGCAACCAGTTCCTTCATCCGATGCTAGGAGTTTGTACTCACGCCCGTTGACGCGGACGTTGTACACAAATCCCTTCTCACTCAGCATCTGTCCTAGGAACCGATCCGGTTTCTTCGTGTTGTTCTTCACCAAGTTCAGCCGTTCCGGCCTGGTCAGCCAGTACGCGCTTGCGAAAATGTTGAAGAGCAACAGCAACTCCACGGCTGCCTGCGACTCTGGGGCCATCGCTCGGTAAAACTCGAGACTCGCGTGGGTGCTAAACCACGTCGCGACGGAACACACCATCCCCCAAAGCTGCATCAGCCATCCGAGGACAAGCTGCCACAACAGAGCATACTTGTTCACGGCTGCGCCGCCAGCACCCTCAGCAAGGGCACTTGGAATCTGGCCAGCGATCACAGCAAGGTACCAATAGGCCTTCATGCTGAGGATCATCTTGCGGTGAAGCTTGACGACCTTCTGGTTTCGTTCCGATAGACGGCTAACCCGCTCCGCTAACGCCACTGGTCTGACGAGGTAACGGTAGGTCCAAGGATTGCCATCCAAGTTCAGGCCTTGTTGTTCGAACATCGTCTGTGTGAGTGGTTCAAGCGGACGGAGTATCACGTTCATCGCTCCCAGGGGCTCAAACGGAGTGTTCACTTCGAGCATCTCCCCCTCCACTTCAAACCGAAGAGGAAAAATCTGCACGTGATCGTGGTGCAAACGGAGGAGGCACTCGTACAACGAGGCATGCTGCGCCTTACGCGGTGTGAGGAATCCACAGTACTCGACAAGCTCACGTCGTTGGAGGAGCTGTTGTTCGAGAAAGCCTTCCTGTCGCGGAGGCACTATGGACATCGCCTCACCGATCGTTTCGGCTGCAATGTTGGCATCTTCGGCCCTAATCATCTCTTCGACCGGACCCACCTGGGTGATAACTGGGGAGTAACCGAGCAGCTGCGTAGCTACACGGGTCCACAGTTCCATTGGAATGTGTGTTGCGGTGTCAGTCGGTGTTTCCAC